GGAGCCTAAATAGGTCTCGCCGTGGACATTTGTCTTCCCCACGTGGACACTCTGGCCCTGATAGTGTGCGCCACCGAAAGACAGCACAGCCCTGTATTGTGCGCCACGCAAAGACATTGCATCATATAATATATAACATGAATCATTTCACAGATAATCGTATACAATCACGCCAAACACAAATAGAAATAGTTTATATAAATATCGAAAAGGCTTGACTTTTGAATTATCATGTGTTACATTATCATTGTACCACCGGTGGACATATGCAAAGCCCGGAAGGCTGTCCGCGATCAGGCATGATCTTGAGCCGGTGGTACACATTATAAATTTACCGGGCAGAAAGTAGGGGTATATGGATATCGTAAACACTGCATCGAACCTGATTGCAAACCTGGGCTTTCCAATTGCTTGTGTCGCTGTTATGTTTTGGCAGATGACCGAAGAACGGAAAGCCCACAAAGAGGAATCGCAGTCGTGGGTTGATGCCCTGAACCGCAATAGCGCGGTCATGGAAAAGGTACTCGCGAAGTTGGAAGGAGTTGAGAAGTAATGGCTTTCAAGTTGTACATTAGTCCGTCTGATCAGAACCGAAATATCGGTGTAGGGTCCTACGGTAGCGAAGAACAGCGCATGAACGCGTTGGCCGATGCTCTGGAACGTGAACTATTTGCAAATGAAATCCCGTATATTCGCGGCGGCCGCACGATGGAGATTGAGGATCGTATGACGGAATCCGACAATCTGGGATGCACTCATTATCTTGCTCTGCATAGCGATGCAGGCGGCGGACACGGCCCCACGGCCTTCTTCTACTCCGACGCCGGTTGCAATTTTGCGGATGCTATCATGGCCGAAGTCCTGAAAATCGTCCCTGATAATAACCGCGCTCAGAATGTCCGGCAGAATAAGAATCTCATGGAAACGCATGGCCAGAAGGCAATTGCCGTCCTGCTGGAAACCGGTTTCCACGATTGCCCGAAAGAAGCCGCCTATATTGCAGACCATCCCGATGAATACGCTGCCGCGATTTGTAAGGGTATTTGTAAGTATCTGGGCAAGGCCCATAAAAAGCCGGAACGTAAGATTTACCGTGTTCAGGTGGGCGCTTTCGCCGAATACAAGAACGCCGCCGCACTGCTGGAAAAGTTTCAGAAAATGGGCTACGCTGGTTTTATTGTAACAAAGGAGCTGTGAACATGTTGAATTATGAGCAGATTAAGGAACTGAAAGAAATGGGCTTTTCCAACGCTGACATTATTGCAATGGCGGCATCTGACAAGCCGAAGGAGCCCGACAAGCCGAAGGAGCCCGACAAGCCGAAGGAGCCCGACAAGCCGCTTGAACCCGACAAGCCCTCCGGCGATAATGCCGCCATTCTCGCGGCTATCCAGCAGTTGACTTCTGTCATTCAGGCAAACGCCATTATGACGGCGCAGAACCAGAAGGACACCGGCCCGAAAATTGAAGATGTTGTTGCATCCATCATTGACCCGTAATATTAAAGGAGGTATATAAACTATGGCAAATGCACTCGCTTTTGATCAGACTTCCACTCTTTTGAATGCTGTCCTTAAACAGGTTCGTGGCGTGGAAGCCGTTGGGGAAATTACAACGGAAAACTTTGCATCCGTCGGCACCACGATTTTGAAGTCCGGCTATGACAACGTGCTGAATGCAATTTCCGTTGTGCTTTCCGACACATATTTTTCTATGCGCCCCTATACTCGCAAGTTCAGGGGGCTTTACGTTGATTCCAAACGCTGGGGCATTTACGCCCGAAAGCTACAACCTGTAGACAAGGACGCCGTTGACAATGATGAATACAGTCTTGCAGACGGCGCGGGGGTCGATCAGTATAAAGTCAGTAAAACGTTGGTCCTCCAGCTGAATTTTTACGGCGGTCAGACCTATTCCCGCGATCTAGTCATTTACAAAAATCAGCTGGACGTTGCTTTCAGCAACCCCGAAGAACTGGGCCGCTTTTTCTCCATGCTCTATCAGAATCTTGATGACATGGTGGAGCAGGACAAGGAAACGCAGGCGCGAATGGCCGTTGTTAACTTTATCGGTGGTAAAATGGCGGGCGACACTCCCAATGTTATCCACCTTGTCCAGAAATACAACGATATTACCGGCCTGAAGCTGACGGCTGAAACTGTCCGCACTCCCGACAATTGGGGCCGTTTCTGCCAGTGGATGCTTGGCTATATCAAAACGTTGTCCGAAAAGCTGACGGAACGGACGCGCGGCTATCACATCAACGTTACCGGAAAGCCCATCACCCGGCACACGCCGCTGAAAAATCAGGTTGTCTATTTGCTGTCTGACGACGCTAACATGATCGATACCACAGTTATGTCGCAGGCATATCACGATGACTATCTTAAAGTTGTGGACTTTGAAACCGTCGGTTTTTGGCAGGGCATTGACAGCCCGGCGGCGATCAATGTCAAGCCGTCCTATCTGATGCCCGATGGCACTATCAAGACGGCTACGGAGGCGGTGACCGGTAACGTGTTCGGCGTTATTTTTGACGCCGAAGCAATCCGGTGCAGTGTTATCAATGAATGGTCGCAGGTTACACCGATGAACGCCCGTGGCGGCTATGCCGTCCGGTGGGACCATTACACTTGCCGTTGGATCAACGATTTCACTGAGAATGCGCTGGTCCTCTGTCTTGACTAAATTTCAAGCCCCCCTGGCAATAGGGGGGCAATTTTGGAAGAAGGTGAATACATGGGCGTTACGCTTTACGCCAATTTCCGGAAAAACACTAATTCCACGATGTTGCCGTATTATGACGGCGTTGTAAAAAACTACGTCCCCGGCAGTTTCAAAGAGGGATTTCCCCTCATTGCCCCACACGTTGAAATGCCCGCAACCGCGCTGAAAAATCCTGCCGCATATAATTATTTGTCCGTTGATCTTAATCTTGACAATGTAAACACGAAAACTTATTATTATTTTATTCGCGACTGGGAATTTTCCGGCGGTTTGTGGGTGGCGCATTGCGAAGAAGATGTTCTTGCTACGTGGCAATCACAAATTTTCGGCGGGACGTATTACGTTTTACGCGCGGCGAACGCTTTTAATGGTTATATACAAGATAATTCCTACCCTACAAAAACTTATCCGGAGATTAAAACGGTAGAACTTGACATTTTAACCCCCGGCGGAATCAAGTATAATATTCCGCATACTTACGACGGCGGGTGTTATGTTGTTGGCATTATTAACCATGATAATAATTCTGTCGGCTGTATTAGTTATTATCAATTTAATTCCGCAGGTTTTCGCGCGTTTTGCGCGAAACTCATGTCCGACGCAAATTGGGCCTATGACGGTGTTACTGAAATTTCCAAAAGCCTGATGAAAACTTATTTCAATCCGTTCCAATATATTGTATCATGTTTTTGGATGCCGGTCCCGATGTTCAAAGACCCAACGGCGATAACAATATCCTATGCGTGGTGGAACGTTTCCGCAACGTGCAATCGTATCACGTCCGGTAATCTAGAATATGATTTTTATATTAACGGCAAATTACCGCCCCATCCGGACGCCGCAACGCGGGGAAAATATCTCAATGCCGCCCCCTATTATCAGGCGGTTTTTGAGTGGGCACCGCTGGGAACATTCCCAATTAACATGACAGATAATTGTGCGGCGGACAGAACGACATGCCATATTTATGTTGATATGACAAACGGAAAGGGAACTTATTCAATTAAAGCATGGGACGATGATAGCGGCGCATATTCCATCATTGCACAGGGGTCCACAATGCTGGGCGTCCAGATACAAATTGCCCAAGTTTCAACGGATATGGCGGGGGTTATTGGTGGGGCCATTACCGCTATTGACGGCGGGCGGGGTCCGTCAACGTCTGCGGGGATGAACCCTAACGCTGCGGCGCTTGTAGAAAAGGCTGATGGGGGTGCCGGAAGGACGCTTACAAATAAAATCGTTGGGGCGTTTGGCGGGTTGTTGGGGCTAGGGTCAAGTCTGGGCGACGGCTCCCCGAAAGTGCAGACCATGAACACAAACGGGACGATCTGCGGTTATAATCTCAAGCCGACAATGACGGTTTACATTTATCGGCCGGTCGAAGAAGATAACGAACGCCGGGGCCGTCCTCTTTGCGAAAAGCGGACGCTTTCCACGTTGGCGGCACCGGCAAAAGAACGCGGGGGGTTTGTTGTTTGCGCCGATGCCGTTTTTAGCGCGGTCGGTGCAAGGGCGGACGAGTGCGAACGGGTCACTCAATTTTTAAACAGTGGCGTATTTTTGGAGCATAGCTAGCTATGGCAGTATTTACACCGCGTCTTACAAAAGACGGAATTTGGCAAAATAATAAATGGTATTCCGATAATCCGTTTTATATATCCGGCTATGGGATGCCAAACTGCACCTGTTACGCATGGGGCCGTTTTTGGGAGGTGGGCGGCGGTAAACCGTCCCTTCCCACCTCCGACGGCGGTCAATGGTGGGACGATGCAAAAGCGGCTGGCATTTACAAGACCGGCCAAATTGCACAGGTGGGGGCCGTCGCCTGTTTCTCCCGGGCGGGATATTCGGGTCATGTCTGCATCGTGGAAAAAGTTCTTTCCGGTGGTCAGTTACAGTATTCTAACTCCGGTTATCAACGTCCGCTTACAGACTACCCGCCGGATATGTCCAATTATTTTTGGACAGATGTAACCGTAGACAAGCGACACACCGCTTGGATGTCTGATTACACGTTTCAGGGATTTATCTATAATCCCCTTTGGCCGCCCGGCACGACGCCCACGGGGTCAATTCCTCCGTGGATGATTCCCATTATTTTCAATTCGCAGAATAGGAGGTTTAACCGATGAATCTACCATATAGTTATGATTATCAAAACATCATAGATGCCAGATGCAATCCATCCGGTGTGACCGTCACCAACACGGAAACGGCGAATTTCTTCCGGCGGTATTTACTGCAAAAGGCTATCAGCGTTTTCCGATGGAAAATGCCGGAAACGTGGTCCAAAGATTACTTTTTGTACACACTGTATTGCAACGGCTCAATCGCCGTTGTGAAAACGGACCGGTTCGGCGTGATTCCGCAGGGCGGCCAGCCGTTTGGGTATAATGTATTTTATCAGCCCTATCAATATAGCATTGCTAATCCCCTGATTCAGGGCATCAAACAACCCATTATTGGCAAACAGTGCATTGTCTACAAATGTACCCGCGATTGGGGCGGCATTATGGACCTTGTAGGGTTTTACGGTGATTACATGGCACTGGCCGCGCAGGCGCTGGGCGTCAACCTGCTAAACTCCAAACTTGCCTATGCTTTCGGGGCCAAAAACAAAGCCACGGCGGAAAGCATCAAAAAAGCGGCGGATCAGGTGGAGGGCGGCAAGCCGTTTGTTGTGGTTGATAAGGACTTGTTTAATGCCGACGGAAAGCTAGGCACCACGTTTTTCACGCAAAACCTGAAACAGACGTTTCTTGCTCCGGACGTGCTGGACGTCATGCGGACCGTGGAGGATATGTTTTGTACCGCCGTCGGTATCCCTAACGCCAACCAAAACAAAAAAGAACGTATGATCGTGGATGAAGTCAACGCCAATAACACGGAAACGGAAACCATGGCGGACAGTTGGCTGGAAGGCTGGAAACAGTCCTGCAAAGCCGCGCGTGATATGTTCGGGGTGGAAATTTCCGTGGACTGGCGGGACAAAATGGAAGGAGGTGCAAACGATGGAAAGAACGGGAACGCTCAGTTACATGGGGATGTATGACTATGACAATACGCTTTTTGACAATTTCCAACTTCCGGCGGGGGTTGATAAAGATAATTTGATTATTTCGCTTTTGTCCGAATGTGCCGAACTGGAAGCCTTGTATCCCTCCGCGCCAACGTTTAAAAAGATTTTGGGGGCATGGTCTGCAAACCGGCTCCCGTCGTGGGAGCGAGTGAAAACCGCGCTGGAAGAAGAATATTCCAGCATTGAAAACACGAACCGTTTTGAAGATATCACGGACACCACGGACCGAACGGAAAGCGGAAAAGAAAACTGGACTGACAAAAGCAACAGTAAAACAAATAGTACAAATCAGGTCAACGCCTACAATGACGGCATTGTAGACCATGATAAAAGCAACACGACCGGCGACGGCACCGGAAGCCACGACGGAACAAACAGCGCCACGGAAAAAACCACTTACACCCATACAAATCATACACACGGCAATATTGGCGTTACCACCAACCAACAGATGATCCGGGAGGAATTGGAGTTGCGCCAAATGGATATTGATGATTATATCATCAATGACTTTATCAAAAAATTCTGCATCACTGTATATTAAGGAGGTATAACAATGTCTATTTTTGATAAATTCCCCTTTACAAACACCCATGAAATTAACCTTGACTGGGTGTTGGCCACGATGAAAGAATGTGTTGCAAAAGTCGAAGCGGCCGTTGAAAAAATCGCAACGCTGACAGCGAATTTTCTTCCGGCAAAGAAAAACAGTCTCGGCGGCTATGATGTTTCCGACGCTGTCAACCTGACCGGCAAGGCCCACGCCGTCAAGCCCTCCGGAAGCGACACGGCGGCAATTGCAACGGCTGGCTATTGTGACGATCAGCTTTTGGCGGCGAAGGAATTTACAAATACAACCGTCACCGCCGCCGTATCGGCAAGTGAAGCGAAAATGGCCGCAAAAATCAAGGACGAAGCGTTACCGGCCCGAAAGTCTACCAGCGTTGCAAATCGCTATATTGTGGGGGTGGACACGGATTTTAACGGTTCACCGCAGGTGCCTTCCAATATCGGGGACGTCGGACACGGGGACGTCGGGCGATGGAGTGACAGTTTGAAGCTTCTAACTATGTCGATGGATTCTCCGATTTTAACCGCGACAAAAACGCTAACTTCTAAAACAATCGATTTTGCAGAGCAGTCGTTTGATTTTGGAATGACTCTTGCTTTGCGGTTTTGGGCGACCGGAAATCCCGAGTTGATTTTTCAGTGCGTTCTAACACTTCCTACAGCGCAAGAGGTGGAAGCAATAGGAAACGTTTTTTTCTTGAATTGCGCGATCTTATCCGATGCAAGTACGGGCGAACAAATCATCATTGCGGCAGAATGTCAAGCGTCCGTTGGAAACAGACTTACACGGACCCAGCAGAACGTGCCCGGTAGTTGTATTAAGGTGAGCTTGGCCGCGACAAGCAATGGCTTTGAAAACAATGAGCTGTATTCCAATGTTTCTTACACGCTCAAACCGTTCTAAAAAAAGTCCCCGGGATTCTCTCCCGGGGATTTCTTATTTTTCGCCCATATAGCGCCGGAACAGGTACTCACAAATCCGGCTTTCAAAATCCAACTCGCCACGAATATACACAGCCCAGAGCCAGCCAAAGCGGCAAGCAAACCGTTTCAAATCGGTTTCGCCGGTGCCGTAGTTAAAACCGACTTTTTGTAAATGTGTGCTGACATAATAAGAGCCGTTCCCCTTGTGTTGGTAAATAGATAATTCGCCTACATTGCAAAGCGGTTTATATTCCCGGATGGGACGTGACTTTTCCGTTTGTGTGTCATTGTCCCCTATATAGGTATTGTCAAGGGCCATCGCCCCATAGTCCAGCCCCGCCGCCATTTGATACAGGGCCGTTTCCTTCTTTTTCTCGCTGATGGGGGACCGCTCCATATTGACAAGCAAGGTTTTCCGTTCCGGCAATACGCTGATTTCCTGTTTCCGTTTTTTCATTTCGTAGACTTTCGACACCAGCCGCAGACCCATATACAGATCATTGTCAAGGCGGTTGCTATTTGACAGGCAGAGACACACAAGCGGCGGCAGGCCGACAAGTTCCCTATTTCGGTTAATTGTTTCGTAGGCGTTCAAAAATGCCGTTGATTCTTCTTTGATTCTCTTGCTATGCGGCTCCGGGATAAATTCATCATAAATCAAAATCTGATATTGCAGGCCGTTGAAACCTCTGATTTTTGCGATGGTGGACAACGATATAACAGCCCCCACGGGTTTACCCGGTCCTTCCTCTGTTTGTGGGACCACCTCACACATATAATCCCCCTGCTTCTGTAATGTGTAATTCCAGCCGTGCATTTCATTATTGGGCGATATAGGATTATTGAGTTCCGACGCGCTCAAAAAATCAACCTCTGATTTCATGCGGCGCATATACAAAAACGGGATTCCCTGCGATATGCAATAATCAAACGCGCCGAACGTCTTTCCGGTACCACGGCCGCCGGTGCAGAAAATAAAGGGCATTCCATAGGATAGCAAGCCGGGAATATTTATCCATCCTTCCGGCGTATATATTTTACTCATGTTTACACCTCTGTTTCACGTGAAACAATGGGCGACTGTCTCCAGCCGCCCATATCGTTTATTCTTCTACTTCTTCCCATTCCTGGACGACAATATCAGGATACTGAACGCCCTTGTACTCATGGAAGGAAAGGAAGCCGCGCACGATCTTGATATAACCGTTGTCGCCGTCATCGATATCGGCAGGGGTTCCGGCTTCCTTGGTAAACTTAACATTATAATACATATTGGACCAATTGCCTTTTTCGTCCTGAATGCCAATGCTGGTGGAATACTGAATCCAGCTTTTCTTCTTGTTTCCGTTCTCCCGCCCCCAAATGCGGACGATGCCGGAAATTTTATTCCAGTCCTGCTTGATGCTGTTTTCTTTACGTTTTGCCATGATTAAAAAAAACCTCTTTTCAAATATTAAACGGTGTTACCGTCTGTTTATATTCTACTCTCTCTATCACCATTTGTCAAGCGGCAAACAGAGATATTTTAACAAATTTTCGTATTCTGCCGTTATGCCCAGCGTATAAGTAGACGGACGGATAACGGCATTCGGTCCAATTTCCAGCCGGTGCCCGTCAATGGTTATCGGCGGAATGTTGGGCGCGTCGTTATACATAATTTCAGTACCGCCAGCTTTCTGAAATATAAAGGGATGTTCATCGGCCATGCAAAAACGTTCCAAACCTTTTCCGTACTTGTCCCCAGCTTCCAATTCCGCGCCGCCTTTTGATTTTGTAACGCCTGCAATGGTGATTCCGATATGGTCTTTACCTTCTTCCACAAATGCATACTTTTTCGCCCCCAGTGTGGCAAATTGTTTATAGCCGTTTTCTTCCTCGAACACCCCCATATAATGGGTTACACCATGTTTGTCCGTTGCATAGGCGCCGCTTTTCTTACTGGCGCGGATACGCTCCCGGTTATATTTAGACCAATTTACATCCCCCATATATTTCACACTGTCGGTATCGGTGTAAACAAATCCATTCCCAGCTAGATCAATACCGCATTGCAATTCATAACGCGCCCACGCCGTTGTCCAGACACCCCATGCGTAAGTAATAAATGCGTGACGGTAACTTTCATCAAGACGGTCCTGCAACGTTGTTTCATCCTCCACAAACTGTACACCGTCAAAAATTATATTTTTCTTTCCGGGGTCCTGTGCAGTCATGCCGTAGACGGAATTTAACTTATTCTTGTCTTTCATGTAATAGATATATTGCTCAATAATATCTTTTTTCTCTGTTTTTGATTTATAAAGTTCACACAAAAGAGCCACAACGCTGTCGGGCAGTCTGCCATATGTCGCATAGGCAGCCCGCAGGGGGGTATAATCGGCGGTATAATGGCCCATGATGATTTTAAGGTCGATATCCGTTACTGTAATTTCCAACGATTCCGCCTTGAGAATCCGGCCATTGTCCAGAATTGCACCTTTGACGTGGCGGCACTTGTCAAGCGGGATGTAAGGGCATCCGTCATACGGATTTTTAAGTGCCACGTTGTCCATACGGAGACGGGCAACAAAAGCCTTGTGATATTTATTCATGAGTTCTTCCACAGCGGAAAAGTCCGAAGGTTCAAACCATTTCCAGGACGATTCCGGGAAAAGTCGATTGCATTGTGTATCCGAGTAACTGCTGGAGCGGTCCGCGCTTTTCACGTTTTCCAACACACGGCCCGCATAATACCTGTTTGCGTGGGTATTGCCGCCCCGGAACGCCTCCCGAAGCATTTCGTAAACCTCTATATCTGGCAATACATATTGTAGACGATAACGTTCTTTTTTCATCGCTTTTTTAACCTCTCGTCTAATGTAGCCTGTGGAGGTCAACGGAATCGTGTACAAATTATCCCCGTCAATCTCCATTTCCTTTTCCAGTGCTTCACATAGGCCAATAACGTCGTGCAGGCAATAGGCAATTTCTTTCACGTCCAGAGGGGTCCACGGGTAACGGACTAAGTTATAGTTAAATTCATCGCCGGATAGCTTTTCGTGCTTTACCTGCATTTTGTGGGTATATTCTTTCAGGCTCATGTTGCTATGGAGGTAACTACAACGTAGTTCAATCCGGCCCATGGTGGCTTTTAAGATTTTGCGGGAATCAACGCAAAAAACGTCCTCTTGTTTAAAATCCCAAACTGTGCGGAGAAACTGCCAATCGTAGGACAAATTATGCACCCATAGCACAATATAAGCGTTATTCCGGGACAATGTATCATTCCAGTCTGCAAGCAATTTCCGAAATTCATCCCATGTTCGACCGACTATTGATACATCATGTAAAATATGAATCATCCATATATACATAATAGATTGCTCATTTCGGTGTGTTTCGACCATTTCCCCGGTTTTCGGGTCCTTTTCCGGGCAGGCAAAAACGGGGCTAACGTCAGCGGTCAATCGGCTTGTTTCCGTGTCAAAAGCGGCTATAATGTTGTAATATAGACGTTTGTTTTTATTGTGGGGATTGCCCTTACGACCGTATTCCGCAAAGGGAAAGCGCTCCAAATAATTCACCGGAAGTTGATCAACCGTTACATATTGTAAATCAGTCGGCAGGTCCTTCACGGCTAATGTATTCTTTGAATAAGTCATGCACTTTTTCAACGTCCTCTCTCACGCTTTGGGCAGTATCGTAAATTTCCCGGACCTTGTCAGACCCATACATTTTCGCATATTCTGACCCCCGCCACCAGTCCATAAAGCTGCCGAAGTCCTCCACTTTGTCCGGGGTGATAAATTTATAACCGGCTTTCTGCATTTTCCGGGACACTTCACGTTCATATTTGTGCAGCCGCCCAACAGAACCGCGCTTTGAACTTAAAAAACGTTGCGCGTCAAGATAAGCCGCTTGTAAATCCTCCGGGCGGATTTTTTTAAGGGGTTTGAGATATTCGACGGCATATTTATATTCCTGCGTCGTGGTGCGGCCAGCTTTTTCAAATGCCCTAAGCCGCTTTTGTGCGGTGGCACGCATGGCGGAATATTCTTTACGCAGTTGGCCAATATCCCGGGGAATTGGCTTGAAACGTTCATAATAAAATTCACCGTGGAGGGGGTGAAAATTTTTATCCTTTTTCGCCATTATTCGCACCTCTTTTTGAAATATATTCATCCCACATTTTACAATAAAAATCAAAATCTTTCATTGCCGATTTTGTGGGCACAAATTCGATAAAAGCCGCCGTTCTAATTTGTTCCGGCGTTAAACCGTTTTCTAACTTTACCGCAAGTTTGAAAAGACTTTCGGCGTCCTCCGGCGTGAAATAATCGTATAAATAGGCCAAACGATACAAATTCATCGCAACATACATATTTTTACCATTCATTTTTTAATCCCTCCACCGTTGCGGCTCATAAGCCGATCCATTGTTGCAGACGTAAAAATGTAATATTCAACATTAACAAATTTTGTCGAAATTGGTTTTTTCACACGATCCGTATAACACGGCAGAATGTGGACATAGCCAATGCCAAGACGTCCCTGATAACGGTACCAACGACCCGCTTCACGTTCGGAAACTGGGAGACAGCCGGGATGCCTTGAAATCCTGCGCGGCTGACAAAAGTCTTTTTCAAAAAACTGTCCAATAGGGCACCCGCATTCGGAAATCCATGTGTTTTGGGGATAGATCATTCTTTTTCACCTTCTTCCGTTACATCATTATAGCAATCTGCAAAATCTGCTGTGATCTTGAGTTGCGCAATATTAATATGATTTTCCAACAAATAATCGCAAAAAAAATTAAGCATTGCGTCAATTATTGCGGCGGTGCGGCTCATGTGGTATTCCTTATAGGTCACGGAATCGTATACCCAATCAATTTTGACTTTATACCATGTTTTCATATGTTGTTTCCTTTCTGTCCTGTCTCATCAGTGCCGGGCGGACGTTCCGGCAGACGGCCCGGAGGGGCCGTTTCGACTTACAAATTGTAATAAATTTTCCGATAAATTGCATCTGCAATTTCCTGCATGGTCATATGACATCCTGTCGTACAAACCCCAAGAACCGCTTTATCATGATATCGCGTGTAACTATTACCCCCCAAATCACAATGGAAATCTGTCAAAATTTCACCTGTTACCACATCATAACTAATCTGTATATAGCCACCATTATCATAATCGCAAGTGTCACCAGATGCTTTTTTAAGACCTTTCATTTTCATGCCGTAAGTGTTGACTTTGCTCATTTCTAAATTCCTCCTATTCAATCACAAGACACTGCCCGATACTATAATCGCTATCAATTTTTCGCGCTTCTGACAACGCTACATCATAACTATCTGCGACTATCCGCAACGGATACAACATTGTACCGTTGGGGCGATAACCCCATATGGCCCAAAGAAACATATATGTTCAACCTCCCTGCCCTCGTAACCTCCGGGGCGGGTATTCGAATTAGATAATTTACGCTCTATACTCTGCGTCCGGCGTGTACTTCCAAGTAAACTATTATGTTGTTCCCTCTGAACATCTATAGTATACTATAGACAACAACAATTGTCAAGCCTTTTTTTCGATATTTATATAAACTATTTCTATTTGTGTTTGGCGTGATTGTATACGATTATCTGTGAAATGATTCATGTTATATATTATATGATGCAATGTCTTTGCGTGGCGCACAATACAGGGCTGTGCTGTCTTTCGGTGGCGCACACTATCAGGGCCAGAGTGTCCACGTGGGGAAGACAAATGTCCACGGCGAGACCTATTTAGGCTCC